CAGGAGATTGGCTTGTTGCCATCCCGGAACTCCTTGATTTGATTCTGTGATAGGTATGTCATAGTGAGTTAGTAGTCCCGCCGTTAAGGGCAGCGATTGCTTGCTTGAGTTGATTGTTCTCCTCCTGTAGTCGTAGGTTCTCATTGCGTAGGTAGATGAAGTCCTCCTTCAAATCCAGGATGATATCAGTAAGTGATGGTTCATTTATGTTATCGGTCATATCTGTATTAATACTTGTCCTAAAAATGTTTATGTATTTAGTAAATGTAAACGTATGGCTTCAACGTGTCGCTTGTGACATCATTTCGTCGGCTTTACCTTCGCAGGTATTGGCGGAACGTGGTGTGCCTTCCTTTGCGCCTGTGCTGTCCTCATAGTAATCAACGTCCCCATTGGCATCACGCTCCCACCTGCTCCAGAAGCCATTGCTGTCTTCGTGGTAAGTTGGGCGACCCTTGGCGTCACGCTCGAACCTCTCCCAGTAGTCATCGCTGTCTTCGTAGTGGGTAGCTCTGCCGTTGCCGTCCCACTCATACCTGTCCCAGTAGCCATTGCTGTCCTCGTAGTAAGTCTGGTGACCATTGGTATTCCAAATCCTGATAGGGAAGCTAAATCCAATCCCTAGTTCTTTATATGTTTCGCTTAGTTTTTTCATAATGTGTATTATATTAGTAGTTATTAGCTATATTAGGGATAATTGCTAATATAGTAGTTCTTAATGTCCAGTATTTTAATTAATATACTGTAAGAACGGGACCGGTTAGTAAGTAAGTCGTCCTGTGTGAGTTATGTGAGTTTATTTGGTTGATAAGCAGGAAGCTTGAATGTCCTCTTCCATAGGAAGTAAGTTGATTTATGGATACCGCACTGCTGCACCGATGTCGTCAGTGATACCCCGGTGCCACGCATCGTGTCAATCGTATTAATGATCTCGGTCTTCTCATCCTGGTTGAGTCGGTGAGTAGGCCGGTTGCAGTTACTGCCAGGGATGAAGTCCCGTGTGCCTGCCTCCCTCTCAATGCGTTCATTGCTCTCAACCTCTTCTGCTATGCGTCGAGATGCCCATCGCATAAAGTTGCTGTTGGATTCTGCTGTTGTGTCGTAAGCGTAATTCATTTCTATTCTTCTGTTAATTCTGTACTTCAGTTATTGATATAATTTGACCAGTGCCGCCACGCTTGAACACGCAGCGACCACCGGGATCGGGTCTCTTCTTCAATAAAAGCAGGGCAGCGGCCTTCTCGTCGTGCGCCCACTTGTACACCTTGCCGACGTAGCCCTCTGGCATATCGTCACGCTTGGTGCGTATCTCGTACTCAGTCATAGGTATATCACTGTGAAGCACGAGCCTCCATTTGTGCCGATGACATTGTAGTCAATCCATTCGACCGCTTCCTCTTCAGTCATCCCTTGCTCTACGAATAGTCGAGTCATTAGCTCGTACTCATAAACCAGGTAGCCGTTGTGGTCAGTCCCTATAATTGCCTCATCCAGTCCGTCAAACCGAATGGCCTCATCCGCACAGCACTCCAGGTGCTCTTCTATATCTGATATTTTTTCCATATTACATTCTAAGCTTTATCCCATTTACATTTTAGTTTCTCATCAAATACAATTAAGTATCTATGCTTCCTTGATCTATCCCTCCACTCACCATCTATACCCTTAGTCTTTCCACGACTATGCTTTATGAGGTTTCCGTCAGGCTGTTTAATCCAAAAGTCCTTTCTAGGACTAGTTAAGCCAAAGTAACTGAAGTTACAAGCCCTATAAACTACGCCCTTATGATGATTATCATCAGCATAACTTAGAATAGCTCTAACACTTGTATCCTTTCTTAATCTTCGTATTGATCTTGAAACAAACCAGCTGGCCAGGTTATGTTCTGAAGTCTGCACATCGGGACGTAAAACCAATCTGGATAATTCAAATAAACCATCCTGATCATCTCGACTTAATCCAAAGCAACCCTTGGATAATTCGGGTACGGGAAATCCAGTGAATATTACAACCCCGCAAATACTGCCATCGCAATACAGTCCGTAATTAAACCCACTCTTAAAGCCTTTGGATTTATCCTTCAAGTAGTGATAGGTCATAAGTAACCCTTCGGCTTCACTTTTTTCAACTCTTTTAATTGTAAAATCTTCCTTCATATTACATTCTGAGCATCCAGTACAGCTCCGCACATTTCTTCGCTACCTTGATGCCCTTGTCAAGATCATCCTCGCTCCAGACCTTGTGGTAGTGCTTCTTCGTATCGCAATCAATGATCACTGAGATGCACTCCGGCAGGTAGTCCAGCTTGTGCTCCTTCATCATCATATAGGCTTCAATGCCTAGCTGTTGGCAGTCCTTATCGTAGCACTTAGCCTTGCCCTTTGTATTGGTTCGGCACTTGTAGTCCGCGAGGAATAACTTCTCGTCACTGTCGTACCCGATGAAGTCAACACTGCCCGCAATCTTAATACGATTGCTTGCGATGATGTGCTCACAGGCCACTGGTTTTACCCCGCTCTCGTGAACCCACTCAACGAACGGCATAGCCCAGTCATTCCAGGGTGTATCCCTTGGGGATTCTCCCATCTCTAGGTAGTCGTGATTAATGAAGTCCTCAATGACCTTGTGGACGGTCGTCCCGAACTCCGATGACTGAATCTCCTCGCCAGTGACCGGGTGCTCCCTTGTGCCATAGGTAAGACGCTCGATCTCCTGCCAGACTAGGTGCGGGTACTCCCTTGCTAGTTGCGTGATCATTCGGGGCTTGTAGATGCTATCTAGGAAAGCATCCTTTACTATGCCTAGCACTGTCGTAACAGAAGGGTAGACCTTCTTGACCTTCCGTGCCTGTGCAGGTGTTAGAATGTCCGCCTCAAACTGAGGGTTCAGTATATCGTTACAGCTGTAGAAGTGACTCATTTTCTTTTCTTTCCGTATGTTGGGTACGATGCGCGCCCTGTCTTGGTACGACGAGCATCCTTGATTAGACCTAGCCTCCGGAAGTGAGCCACCGCCTGGCGACCCTCCTCCATTAGCTTATGATTCCGCATTGCGGATTCGTACAGATCCGAGAATTCATTGATCGCGTGTGTTGCTTCGCTCATAGTTCCTCCTGATCCATAATGAACTCAACACCCTCACGTATGACAGTGCTGCGGTCGAACTCCTCAGCAAAGTATCGCCCTGAGTACAGCTCGATATCTTCACTTGATAGAATGAGAAGGGTATCTTCTCCTAGGGTGCTTTCCTTTGATTCCGGTAGCATAGCTTTGACCCATACGAATCTAAGCTTGTACTCCGCGATAAAGTCGAGGATTGAGTCCCCGGATCTTGGTGGTAGTTCTGTATTCATAGTATTATTATTGGTTATTATAGTGCTGTTAATTTATATTTGATTCCATCTACTTCAACGACTTTGCCTTCGCAGGTCTTGGCTGAACGTGGTGTGCCTTCCTTTGTACCATAGCTGTTCTCGTAGTAAGTCTCGCCCCCATTGGCATCACGCTCGTACCTATCCCAGCAGCCATCGCTGTCCTCGTAATAAAGAACGCCACCATCCGCATCACGCTCCCACTTCTTCCAAGATTTATAGCTGTCCTCGTAGTAAGTAGGGTTGCCACTGTCATCACGCTCGTACCTCTCCCAGTAGTCATCGCTGTTCTCGTAGTAAGTTGCGTAGCCGTTGGAATCTTCAATTAAGATAGGGAAGCTAAAGGCAATCCCTAGTTCTGTCAGTGTTTCGCTTAGTTTTTTCATATTTTTGTCGGTTAGAATTGAGCGATGAGTGCAGCGATCAGTAGCATAATGCTACCGCCTAGCGCACAGGCCAGGACAACACAAGCTGAGTAAAAGATCTTCTCCCCGCCTTTGACGAGATGATCGAGGTTGGTATTTTTTTTGTAGTTCTTCATTTTTATGACGTTGTTATCGGTTAGTAGGTGTATCAAGTATTGACACGATTTGAATATGCTGTGTACCTTAAGACAGTCAGCCCTTGGTAGTCAACAATAGATTATATTTAAAATTAAAGGAATCATAAACTGGCAGTCATAAGACTGACAGTCATATGGTAGGGTTCAGATAAGGTCGAGGGTTTCTTGGAAGATGGTAGCCCTGTCGTCGTGGTTCAGTAGCTCTACCGGTAGCTCGCAGGGTGTCTCGCTGTCAGTCCAGTAGACTAGTTTTACTATCTCGAATTCTTCCAAGTCGCGTTCTTCCCAGGCTTCAGTGACTGACTGCTCCCCTGCTGTACTGCTGCACTCGTGCTGAGTTGTCAAAGCCTCCGCTTCAACTGTTACGTCAAAGTATCTTTCGGGGCGTAGTTCGATGCCTTGTAGTTCTATAGTTTCCATTCTCTTTTATATGTTAAGTTGCGCCCCTTTCGGGGCATTTGTTATGCGTTATCGTTTAGACTGTCTGCGATTTCTTGCCAGTTTACATCTTGTAAGAATGCCATTGCGTAGTCCAAGGCAAATCCCGAACCCGTGCTTTCATTCTCAATCAGCATTTCGGCGTAGTCCTTGCAGTCATCTGATGATGAATCATTCCACCCGTCCGGGTCTAGCCCGTCGAACATCTCAAGATTTACACGCCAAGTTGCGTAGTTAGTCCAGCCATTATATTTTGTATTTTGTGTGTTCATTGTATTATATATTTTTTTATGTGTTATGCAGCGGGGTTTTCCCGTGCTTCAATACTGTTATTTACTAGTATTTAGTACGTGTCAAATGTTTTTTTAATTATTTTAATTTTTTCCGTGTTTCCCTAGCTTGCCTTTCTAGCTGTCTTTCCGTGCTTCCCTAGCTTGCCCCCCGGTAATTAATCAAAACCCCTTGTGGGGCATTTAAACGTCATTAATTTGTGCACTGTCTTGCTTCCGGGCGATCGTTTACCCCTAGCTCGCGTCGCACTTGCTTGTTAGTAAGCACAAAAAAGCCGACGTTTTACCGTCGGCCTTTGCTTTGACAATTACCTAGTTGCTGCAATTGCTTTCTTAACCTTTGACCCGTGCGGATTAATCCAAACATTTTTTGCTCTTTTATTCCAACCTTGGCATAGTTGACACTCAGCGCAGCTAATCCCGTGCGAATCGCTTAAGCATTCAACCGTGTTTTCCGGTTGCTTGGTATTCGCGTGAAAGACTCGCAACCCTTGCGTATTTGCCAAGTCAAAGCTAGTCGCGCTTTCCGTGCTTGCCATAAAGTAAGCATTGTAAGCCTTAGCCTTTGCTTGCCCTAATTCGCGCCAATTGTGAAAGTATCCAGTCCAACCCTTTGAAACACTGGCAATAGCTTTCACCATTGCCAATGGGATTAATGTCGGGTTTCCATACGCGCCAAATCTAACCTTTCGACCTGAAAAGACTTTTTCATAATTCGCTGGATTTAGCTTAGGGTACTTCCCTTTATTGTAAGCCTTCCAAATTGCTAATGGGGCTTGACCCACATTTACATAGCAACCCTGCCCGCCGGCGAACGGACAACCTTGGCAAATTGTATTCGCATCTAGCCCGCTTTGCACTGCCGCAATCGGGTTCTGATTTGCAAGCAATATCCAAATTTGAATCATATTGCCCGTTTTTCGGTTGTTTGTTTTCCGTGTTATGCCAGTTGCAATGATTGCAACCTTTTCGCCATTTTCCATTGTTTCGTGCAAGATGTATCCATTTTCTATTTTCATTATTTAAAAGCGGTTTTACAGATCCGCAAACTGTTTTATTGTGTGGTTGGATTGCTTAACCTTTATAGCGAATCGATAAAATGGCATAGATCTACGTTTGAGTTGCACATATTCTCGAGAGCTTGCCTAGTTGCTTGAAAGACAGCCGAAAGACTCGACCCGTCAGTTGCAACGTACTGATAGTTGAATAGGTTGCTTGGCTTGCCGTTTATGCTTATTTCGTTTAGTACTTTGATTTTCATATGTGTTTATTTATTTAGTTATAATTAAGAGTGAATCAGCATCTATGCACGTATTTAAAAGGCTGTCAAATATATTTTTCAAAACTATACATTTATTTTCTACGCTAAACCCTACCACTATTTGAGACAGTGCGAGATAGTTTGAAACAGTGCGAGACAGTGTAGCGATACATCCCATCAATTAAGAATAAAACAATCATTCACGTGTACCCGGTAACACTGCACATCCGATCACTACTGCACAAGTGAGCACTACTGCACAGGTGAGCACTAGGGGGTGGAGGGGGTCGACGAGTTGCTGCGCCTCAGTATATATATACATAAACAGCCCCTCAAAAAAATTCAGTCCTCAAGGGGGCTTCTACCACGGTCAGGAATCAAATCCTATGGAAATCAACGTGGATTCTCTTTAATCCTATGGAAATTAACAAACCAAGGTAATCCTATGGCTATATCCGATATTACTTAACAAGTACACTTAAAGAAACCTTAGTGTTCTTCGTGTACCATAAGAAGTCAGTTTATGGTAGTCAATTTATGATTCCCTTTGTTTATATTCTTTAGGGATTACTACGTTTAAGGACTTAACTGCCTTATGATGTTGCTGTCTTATGGTACACATTGTACCATACGTGCTTACAACGTCAAGCCTAAATATACGTATATGGTATATTATTTTCTATGAATAGTATTAATAAGTTGACAGATATCTATGAATGAATTGAATACAGGTATGAAAGACGAGGAATCAATGAGCCAGACCGAGAAGGAGAAGGCAGCTTTGCTGAGTGAAATCCAGCAGAGTATCCACGAGGTAAGTAACCAGAAGCGTGGACTAAGGGTTAAGTGCTTGAGTGTATATGACCCAGAGAAGACAGCTAAGTTGCTTTATCTTTATAGTACGGGCAGTAGCCAGACTCGACTAGTGCGTCACTACGGCTTTGATCGGGATACTATTATTAGTGTCCTGGCGGACTACGCTGACCATATGGGAACATTTAAGGAGTTAAGTGGTCGTATAGCAGCTAAAAACTATTTAAATCTGAGTTCTCTAGAGGAGGATTTAATTGAGAAAGTACGTGACCGTATGGAGAATGACCCCGAAATGGAGGTTGGCTTCAAGGATCTCAAGGAGTTATCAATAGCTAAATCAAATGCTTCACGGGAGGCTATGACGGCTAGAGGCGAGGCTACGCAGATTACAGAGGACCGGAAGGTCTACACCCAGGATGACTACGAGGCTACTATAGCGGCTGCCCGTGATCGTATTAA